CAGGTAGGCCGTCACTTCTACAGCCAGTTGATCAGCGATCTCTTTGAGGACCTTGTTATGGTCAACGACCAACTTTTCCATCGTCTCGGAGAGGAACACCTCAAGGTGGTGCTCCAGCCATCCGTACTGGAAAATGTCGGATAGATCCACAGTGATCTTGTCGATAAGCCGCTGATCAGGGTATGTTTCTAGGGGGTCAGTCACGACTTTGCTTGCCGTTCCGGGCATGGTTTTGCTCCTCGCTTACTCGTGGGCATGTATAATAGTAACCGCTGACCCTGTGGGAAAGCAAGCCCTATCTCCTATCAAGGATTGTTGCATATGTTTACGAAGGACCTAGTAGAGAGGGTGGTAGCGACCTTTGTCCAAGCCTCCCTCGGTGCCATGACATCCAACTCCATGTTCGACCTCGGCGTCGACCAGTGGAAGATGATGGCCGGTGCTGGTGTTGCCGCCGCTATCTCAGTACTCAAGGGAGCGATGGCGACCAAGTTGGGTACGAAGGGCACCGCCTCTCTAACCGACTGAACTACCCGTACACCATAAATGGTGTATAGTATTGGGTAGTTGCTACGTAGTCTCTCGGGTGTGATTCATGGCTGTTGATTTCTGGTCTCCGTCCTACAGGGCGTCTGCTAGCGATCTCACCGTTGCAATCTCACCCCTCGGCCTAGTTGAACTGGCCGATGAGGAGTTTGAGGTCCACGGCCCACGCCTGAATCGTTATTCGGCAGCGTGGGCGTGGTACCTCGGACATCACTGGGCATACCGCAGAGAGTTCGGTGAGTCCCAGTTCTATCTTAACTATGTCCGCACGATGTCGGACTACATCACGAACTTCTGCTTTGGTAAGAGTGTGCAGTTCCGCACCCCAGAGCAGAACAACGCTATTATCCCCCACCTGCTCAACAAGGTGTGGGAGCAGCACAACAACAAGGAGCACACCTTGTGGGAGATGGGCCAGTTGGCCTCTGTCACTGGGGATTGCTTCGTCAAGGTTGCCTATGAGGAGCCCTACGTGGACCCCATTGGCATTCCCATTGCGGGTAAGATTCGCATTCTCCCCCTTAACCCGGCCCACTGCTTCCCCGAATACCACCCCCACGACAGGACCCGGCTACTTCGCTTTAAGTTGAAGTACCGGTTCTGGGGGACGGCTTCAGAGGGTACTCGTCAGGTCTATACGTTCACCGAGATCATCACCGACGAGACCGTGGAGCAGTACATCAACGACGAGTTGGTGGACACCTACCCCAATGCTATTGGGCATATTCCTGTCGTTCACATTCCTAATACCACCATTTCGTCCTCCCCGTGGGGACAGAGCGACATCTGGGACATCATTCCGCTCAACCGAGAGTTGAACGAGAAGATGGCTGAGGTGTCAGACATCATCAACTACCACGCTGCCCCGGTGACCATCATCACCGGAGCCAAGGCGAGTCAGTTGGAGAGGGGTCCTAAGAAGGTTTGGGCTGGGTTGCCCAAGGATAGCAACGTCTTCAACCTTGAATCCCGAGGGGAGATGGCCGGTGCGCTTGAGTACATCCAGCACATTAAGCGCACAATGCACGAAATCACTGGTGTGCCTGAAACAGCACTTGGACAAACCCAGCCCATCTCCAATACCAGCGGGGTTGCGTTGGCTATTCAGTATCAGCCCATGATGAACCGCTATACTATGAAGAAGGTACACTTTACTAGGGGTTTAACGAAGGTCAATGAACTGGTTATCCGCACTGCTGCTGTCTTTGAGCCTCAGTTACTGCTGTTTGATGCGTCTGTCTCTGGAATGCCAGAGAAGGACAACGCTATTGAACTTGATCCTACAGACCCGCTCACCTATGCAACAACTGTCCACTGGCCCGATCCGCTGCCAGTTGACGTACTGATTTCCTTGAACGAAATCCAAGCCAAACTGGCCCTTGGCCTTGAGTCCAAGCGTGGGGCTCTCCAGATTCTCGGGGAAGAGTTCCCGAACGAGAAGATGGCTGAGGTGTTTGAGGAGCAGATGGAAGACGCTATGGACTCTGGCACGTTGGAGATGTTCAACGCCCAGATCATGCAGGCCGTTTATGCCGCCACTGGAATGCTGCCCCCTGAAGGGGCTGCACCTCCCGGCGGCGCGTCTACCGGGGAAGATGGTGGGGTATTCCCCGGCGTCGGCATGCCCGGTGCGGACGCAGGGTTGTTAGACAACTTGATCCAGCGGGCATACGGGGCGAGGCTAGCCCAGCGCCGTATTCCCTCAGAAGAAGAAGCATAAGTAGCATTACTCTAGTTATTAATCGCCAAACCAGAAATGGAGAATAGTTATGGCCGAGACGCCTACAGACACCACTACGCCTGAACTCGTAGTGTTGCCACCCAGTCAGCAACCTGCTGACAATACTGAGGTTGCCGAAACTGCTTTTGCAGTGGGGACCGAAGAGTCAGCGACAAACCGCACATTCACTGAAGAGGATGTGGAGCGTATTCGTACTCAGGAGAAGGACAAGTTGTACAAGCGGCTTGAAGACTCCGATGGACGAGTCAAGACCCTTGAAGACCAACTGACCATTCTTAATCACGAGAGTGAAGAGAACAGGTCAGAGGCTGCTCGGCTTGCTAAGGCCGAGTCTGACGCCCTCAGGAGGCGTGAAGAGGAAGAACTGAGCGCTAAGGATCTCATCCTAAAGCGTGAGACCGAGTTCGATGAGAAACTCAAGTCCGTGGAAACGGAATGGGAGACTCGTCTTGCCAAGATTGAAGAGGAGCGTGCCACTCAGGATGCGATGCTTGAAAAGGAGCGTCGTTACCGTGAGTTGGAGGTTTACCTTCAGCGGCGTATGACCGAAGAAGAGGAATACATTATTCCTGAACTTCGTGATCTAGTCTCCGGTATTACCGAAGAAGAGATCGAAAACTCTATTGCGGTACTAAGAGATCGTAGTAGTGCTATACTGGAATCAATCCAGCAGTCAACTCAACCGAGTGGGCTGCGGGGGTCGCCGGTAACGGCACCCCCTGTTGGGCCAATGGAAACTCAGACGGAGCAGCAGACATTGTCAGCGGAGGACATCCGTGATATGCCGATGGAACAGTACATGCAAATGCGGGACAGGCTCCTGAAGGCGCGACCCTCACAAGGTCGCTTTTAACAACATAAACACATAGTCCCCTAACGGAGGAATCCCTAATGGCCCTGCCTGCTCCTTCGGGTGGTTCGATTACGACGGCTGCTGACCAGTCGTCGCTAACCGGCTACTCGTCAGATACAGCGCTGACCCCTGCGATTCAGACAATCTGGAGCAAGGAAATCTTGTTTCAGGCTATGCCTGTACTTCGCTTTGAGCAGTTCGCTGTCAAAAAGACGGAACTCGGTGTTATGCCGGGTCTCACCGTCAACTTCATGCGTTATACCAACCTTGGTGTCGACCAGAACACTGGTGCGACACTGACGGAAGGTACCCGTATGGAGCCTTCGGCCCTTTCGGCCAGCCAGATCCAGATTACTGTTTCTGAGCGTGGTCAGGCTATTTCAGTTACTGAGTTGCTGCTCAACGCTTCGTTCGATGACGTTATGGCGTCGTCGTCCCGTCTCCTTGGCCGTCACATGGCCCAGTCGATGGACATTGAAGCGCGTAACACCCTGTACAAGGCTGGTATCCCGTTCGGTGGCGGTTCGGCGGTTGCTCCGTCGCTCACCTTCGGTCGGACCAAGCAGAGCGGTGCTCGTACCACGGTTTCGCCATACGACGGCGGCACCATCGGTACGGTGGATGATCCGGGCTATCTCTCACCCACAACCATCAAGGATGCGGTTGAGGTTCTGGCTGGGGAGAACATTCCTCGGTTGGGCGATACCTATGTCTGCTTCGTTCACCCGTCGCAGAGCCGTTCACTGCGTGACTGGCCCGAGTTCATTGAGGTCACGAAGTACGCCGCACCCGGCAACTTCATGCTCGGTGAAATCGGTCGCCTGTACGACGTGGTCTTCATTGAGACCACTCAGGTCACACAGGGTCTGACAACGCCTCTTGAAGCGATCACTGGGTTGGACGCAAACTCCAGCGTTGCCGGTGTCCAGCCGAAAGACACTGCTTACAACGCCGTTATGATCGGTGACAACGCTTTCGGTCAGGCTATTGCCCTGCCGGTTGAGTTGCGCGATGGTGGCGTGATCGACTTCGGTCGTGAGCATGGTCTCGCTTGGTACGCCATCTGGGGCTTTGGTGTCATCACCAGCGAATCACGAGTCATCATCAACACCCTTGGTGGTGCAATCGCCTAGTTGCGATTTGGTATAGTGTTGTGGGGGGTTGGGGCCTACGAGCCCCGCCCCCCCGCTACATGCCCGTCGGAAAGGTTTAGCACAAGATGGCTGATGAAATCGAAGTAGAAGAAGTAGAAGAATCAGAAACAGAAGAGGTGGTTGAAGTCGAAGAGGCTCCAAAGCCAGCAGCCAAGAAGGCCCCGGCTAAGAAGAAGGCTCCTGCTAAGAAAGCAGAGGTGGTTGAGGAAACCGTCACTGTTGAGCCGGAGACTCAGCGGGCTCGCGTCAAGGGAACTTGGCGCATGTACTTCGCTGGTCAGCCCTATGACTTTACCGACGGGGAGTCCTACGACCTCCCGCCAGACCTGTATAACTACCTGCGTGGGAGCGGAAACATCTACGATACTCTCGCATGAGGTAGCACATGGCCTTCACGATTCCGAACCGGCCAGATACCACTGACGCCGATCAGGCAGAACCAGACAAGGGTGACTTCCAGACCCTTGGCTACCAGAAGTCGGGGGTCATTAGTGGTGGTGGTGTAACAAACACTGCTACTAACACCGTCACTGCTGCTGCGGTGAGCGGTTATCTCAACGGTGAGTACTTCAACATCACAGCAGACACCGTTCTGTCTATGGCTGCCCCGGCTACGGGTAACGCCAAGTTCGTCCTGATTAATGTACAGAAATCAGGGGGAGTCTTCAGTGTGTACGCCCTACAGGGCACCACTGGTAACAACGGGGAGAGCGCTTCAAACGCTCGGTTCCCCGACTTCGACAGCACCACCGACATGCTTCTGGCGGCTGTCTACTACGCTTCCGGTGACACAGGCATAAACGCTGCTGCCATCGTTGACAAGCGTGTGGTCCTCCTTCCACAGGCCAACCCTACGGTAGTCACGTCCACCCCCGGCTCTGCTGTTGGTGCCATTGGTGAGATCCGCATTGACTCCAACATGACCCCCGGCCAAGGGGAGACCAGAGTCTATGTAAAGACCGACGCCACAACGTGGACCCTCATGGGAGCCCCTATTTCGGGGGTGAGTGAGGAAGAAGTACAGGACATTGTTGGTGCGATGTTCACCACCGATGCCACCCACTCTGGCGTCTCAGCCGTCTACGATGACGCTGGTGGTGGAATCGACCTGACGGGGGCTTCATCGTGGAACATCACGGTTGCGGGTAGTACCGAGAGTATTGGTGATTCTGAGACGGTAACGATAAACGTATCCAGTGACGCTGAGGTA